CAAAATCAAAAAACCCAGTATAATTAGTAGGACCAATATAATGAATAAATTAGATGAGCTTTATACTAACATTAAAGCAGCACAATATGACGGTAAGCCTTTCGTACTTCCTGTTCTAGAGCATCACTCGATATACTACACCCGAGCATTAATCTTAGAGAAATTCGGAGTGTCTATGCCTTTGGAACAGGTTAAGCAAATGATGTATGAGGAAGGACTATTACCTGACGAGTATTATTTCAGTGACTGGTATATTAAAAAGTACAAGCATGGGCAAGACATACAAAGACAGCAAAGAGTATAAAGACACTCTGAAGGTTATAAAGACTAAGCGACGCAAGCTTACTTATGAAGAGAAAGAAGAGTTGCGCAAGAGTCGAGAAGACAAACACTGGCAAAGGTTAATGGACAATGGATTCTCCTGATACTACATTTGAAGACCTTCGCAGTACCTTTATTGAGTATATCTCTGTAATGCCCATGGTCTATAATAATGAAAATGTCCTCCGAGCGTACGAGCGTGTGTTTGATGTGATGGACAAACTGGAGAAGAAATATGGCAACTAATTCTCGCGCAACTACTCTGAGGACTTTCCAGAGTGCTGCTGCTCTAACTAGCAACGTGACTGCTGCTCCCGGACTTGCAGTACAGATTACTGCTTCTGGTGCTGGCACAGTAACTCTAACACTCGCAGATGGATCGACTATCGTTGTAACTGTGCCGACTAACGACACGGTTTATCCATATGCGGTGACTAAATTTGTTGCAGGAACTGCTACGGTTACTGCCGTATATAATCTAACTTAAGGAATGTAAGATATATGTCTGTACCGTCAAATGCCTTTCTGCCATATCAGAACAACAACAACACTTTCCCCACACCTGTCACTTTTGAGAGTGATGTTACCATCTTGGGTACGACTACGATCCAGTCTATCGTAGCTCCTACCCTAACTGGTATCATTTCCTTGAATGGCTGGGCTCCTTCATTTGCCGTTCTTGATACCACTGCGGGCAGTGCTAATGTTTCTTCTGGTGGTGCTGGACATGCTGTCAATGACCTTATTACTCTAGGTAATGGTGTTGTTGTAGCCGTGACGGGCGTTAGTGGTGGCGTTATCACTAGCTTCATGATTTCTTCTAGAGGTAGTGCGACTACAGCCCCAACAAACCCTGTCTCGCAGGTTTCCACGACTGGCTCAGGCACTGGCGCTAAGTTCAACCTATTTTGGGGTCCGATTGTTTCGGATGTCGCTTTTGCTCCAACTAATACTGCTGGAGGCCCTAATGGCAATCAGATGCTGGGCTATCGCGCGGGCCTTAACCAAATTGTAGCTGCTCTCGGTAACGTAGGCTATGGGCCACTTGTTGGCGGTGCTGGTGGGCAGACTGGCGATGGCCTTGGCGGTGGCACGGGCATGTCGGGTGCCGAGAACACTTTAATTGGTTATTGCTCAGGCACACAGCTTACCTCTGGTAACTTTAATACTTATGTTGGTCATAATGCTGGCGGTCACGAAGTCAATGGTACACATCAGGTTTTTGTTGGCACGGATGCTGGTAAATGGATGGTAAATGGTACCACGCTTGTGGCAGTAGGCTCAGACGCCCTGAAGTTCGCCCTCAATACTACATCAACCGTCGCAATTGGTGAGTCTGCTGCTGCTGGCGTATTTAATAACCCAGTTATTACTGGCGCGGCTAACAATGGTTCGGGCCTTATTCGTCTAACTACAACTACAACTGGAATGGTTACTGGCGATACTGCTTACGTTACTGGTGTAGCAGGTACTACAGAAGCTAACGGTACTTGGACTATCACTGTCATTGATGGCACACATATTGACTTGCAGGGATCAACATTCACTAACGCCTATGTAAGCGGAGGTGTTGCCACTACCTTTGGTACTACAGGTCTAATTGCTACTGTTGCTGTCGGTAATCAGGCACTTGCTAGTACGTCACTTCGTAGTGTCGGTCGTATTGTTGCTGTCGGTAATCAGGCTCTACAAACGCTCACCACTGCAACAGATGTTGTAGGTATTGGTCATTCTGTTGGTGGCTCAATTACTACAGGCAGTCAGAACGTGTTTGTCGGCACGAGTGCTGGTGGTGCGATCACTACTGGCGCGGGGAACGTAATTATCGGCTATAAGGCCGGTGTTAATGCCACTAACTCTGCTAACGCCGTTATCATCGGCGGCTTTAATGGCGGTGGTTCAAATGGCGCGCGGGGCACAGACTCGTCCACTGTAGTTGGTGGGCAGGCCGGTAGCTCTAGCATGACGGGTCTAAATAACACTCTGCTTGGCGCGTATACGGGGCAAGCCATAACATCTGGTGCGAATAACACCATTGTAGGTCGTTCGGTTGCAGGAGCCACACTTACCACAGGCTCAAATAACGTATACATCGGTACATCGAGTTCTATTGACTCCACTGCGTCTGGAACTTCGAATGAAATCAAAATTGGTGCAGGTTCCACCGCAATCATTTCTGCCACTGGTTGCGGTACTCCAGCCACCGCCGTTATTACTACATCAGGCCCCACTATTCTAGGCGCTGCGGGTGTTGCAGTGGCTTCCCTGCCTGCTGCCTCGGCTGCCCTTAAAGGCGCACGTACGTTCGTTACAGACGCCTCTACGGCCACCCCCACATTTATGAATACGCTAACTGGTGGTGGCTCGGCATTTGTCCCTGTGTTCTGTGATGGCACTGTTTGGCGCTACGGCTAAGGAGAATAGAATGGCTAAAAATCCACTTAAAGCTTTTATGAAGGCTGATGAGAAATCAGATGCCAAGCTCATGAAGAAAGCGATGAAGACTGTAACTAAAGCTAAGAAGCCTAAGAAGGGAAAGTAATATGGCGAAACTTATGAACGCTGGTAAAGGTAAGATGCCCTATTCTGGTAAGGGTGAGGCAATCGGTGCCGAGGAAAAGAAGTCAAAGGGTAGCAAGAAACTCTCGGGTGGCAAGAAGCATCCTGTTCAGAAGATTTAAAACTGAATAATTTTGCGCTGATTAAAAGAAATATCCCTGTCAATGATCTTCTTTGTTCTCTGTCCCGCAATATTTCTGATCATGTATATCTGCGAAAAAACGGTATAGTTCCAGAAGGAACTCCCGCAGCTAATGTAGAGATGTTAGAAACAGATGAATTCTGGATATTCTCTCAATTTCATCCCCTTATATTTCAAACAATAGCCGATGTGCAAGGAACCAGATTGGGTGGTTGCATGATTGCTAGAATGCCTCCTAATTCTGAAATTCCTGAGCATAAAGATGCAGGCCCATGTGGCTTTTATTATGATCGTTTTCACATCGTTTTAAAATCTAAAGATGTAGATTTTTATTGCGGTGATGAAGTTGTTCAGATGAAAGAAGGGGAGCTTTGGTGGTTTGATCAAACTCTACCACATAAAGTAATAAATAAATCAGACGAAGATAGAATCCATCTAATCATGGATATTAAAACCTTAAGAGATGGTAAATGGCCGACACCAAACTAACAGATATGCAAGTCTCTCTACTGGAAGCTCTATTTGGAGAAGCCAAGGGAGACTTTGATGTTGCTAAGAAGATTGCTGGCTATCCCAAGAATGCCAAGCTAGAGATCATTCTCGCTGGCGGACTTAAAGATGCTATCATTGACCGTGCCAAGACTGAACTTGCATTGCACGCCCCAAAGGCTGCTATGGCTCTTGGTGGTCTACTCACTGGAATATCGCCGCCGGATGCTAAACTAAAGCTGGCTGCAATTGTCCAAGTTCTAGATCGTACTAATATTGTCAAAACCGATACAGTAGTTATTGACACAAAAGGTGGATTATTTATCCTTCCAAGCAAAGATGAGTTACCTTTATCTTAAACGCCCCGGACAACTTCCTTGGGGCTATAAGCCTTGTGAACTAGACCCACAGCTTATTGAACCTATTCCAGAACAACTAGATGCACTTAAGAAAGCTCTGGAGTATTGTGAAGTTTCCTCTTATAGAGAAGTAGCCAAATGGCTAACAGCAGTTACAGGACGCTCTATTAGTAATGTAGCACTGCTTAAAATTAAACGTGAAGATTTTGATACAAGATATCCCTCCGCCCCCTCCCCGGAAAGTCCTAAGCCCATTGCAGCCTATCGCGAAGGTAAAGGCGAATCCGGTCGCCCTCAAGGAGCAAAAGACTCGCCTAAAGGCAAACTTAGCCGTAACCGAAAGGCGAAGGCGCGAAAACGAACGCAAGTTAAGACAGGTGGAAAAAGTGGAAGACCTGTTGGAAGACCGCCCAAGCCTCGTCTCGTCCCACGATCTCCAAAGCGCACCCTTCGCGAGCGTAGACTTAACCCATACCCCAATAATCTTTAAGCCACATGAGGGGCCTCAAAGCTTCTTTCTGGCCGCACCTGAGCAGGAAGTATTATATGGTGGTGCAGCAGGTTCGGGTAAGACATACGCCATTATTGCCGATGCTCTACGAGATACGCCCAATGGTGGATTTACTGGACTAATCATTCGTCGTACTAATGACGAGCTTCGTGAAATCATTGGAAAGACCCTTGAGCTTTACCCCCGTGTGTATCCTTCTGCAAAGTGGAATGCACAAAAGAGTGAATGGGTTTTTCCATCTGGTGCTAGAATGTGGCTCACCTATCTTGAGCGTGATGCGGACGTTCTGCGCTATCAAGGTCAGGCATTCAGCTATATAGCTGTTGACGAATTAACACAGTATCCTACCCCATATGCTTGGGATTATCTTCGTTCTCGACTCCGTACTACTGCCGCACATCTTCAAGTCTATCAGCGTGCGACGAGTAACCCTGGCGGTCCCGGTCACACGTGGGTTAAGAAGATGTTCATCGACCCGGCTCCCTGGGGGCAACCGTTCAATGCCACGGATATTGAAACAGGTAAAGAGCTTCTCTGGCCCAGTAATCATCCTAATGAAAAGCTTGCCGGTAGACCTCTCTTCAAGCGTCGATTCATTCCCGGTAAATTGAAGGACAATCCTTCCCTTTACGATGATGGTAAGTATGAAGCTAATTTGCTCTCTATGCCGGAGCATCTTCGTAAGCAGTTACTTGAAGGTTCATGGGATATTGTAGAAGGAGCAGCGTTCAGTGAGTTTAACAGAGAAATTCATGTCTGCAAGCCCTTTAACATCCCCACATCATGGCGTAAGTTCCGTGCGTGTGACTACGGTTACTCCAGCGCCGCAGGGTGCATTTGGTTCGCCATCAATCCCGAAGGACAGCTGGTAGTATATCGCGAACTATACACTCGACTACTCAATGCTGAAAAGTTTGGAAGGCTTGTTCTTGAGTTAGAGAAAGAGGACGGTGGCATTACTTATGGCGTAATGGATAGCTCTGTCTTTCACAATAAAGGTGATATCGGAGTTTCTATCGCAGAGCAGATGGCCAATGTGGGATGCTCCTGGCGTCCAGCAGATCGTTCTAAAGGTTCTCGGGTTAACGGTAAGAATGAACTTCATAGGCGTTTAGAAGTTAATGAAACGACGCAGAAGCCAGGAATTGTAATCTTTAATACGTGCTTAAATTTGATTGCACAAATTCCGCTACTTCAGTTAGACAAGAATAATCCTGAAGATGTGGACACTAAGGGTGAAGATCACTTATATGATGCATTGCGCTACGGCATCATGTCTCGCCCAGTTCCGGCTGTAACTGATTTTATGATTTTAAACAGGCCCTCTATATACGAGGAATTTGCACCTTCTGATGGAGTATTTGGTTACTAATGTCTACAACGAATTTTATTGGACTTAGTACCACGCCTCCTACAATAGATGGCGCAAACATAACTGAAAATTTTTGGCCTAATTATGCACGACTCGCATTCGACAATACGACATGGCATAATTCTGGAACAGTGTATTATAATTTAACGATGGTATCTTTTCCCGTCAGCAATATTCCCGCTAATACTTTTTACACTGTGCCTTATTTTGTTATTTATGATAATTCAAATGTTTTCGTTTGTGCGGGCTCTGTTGCTCCTTCGGCCTACATGGGGCCAGCATCCCAATTAACTTTTAATGCAGGCCAGTTTATTTACGACACTTCGGCTCCGGCAAGCTTTATTCCAAATACAACTAATGTAGCTTTTCCGGCAGTTATCGCGCAGACATTTGTTCCAACATATGAGCCTGCTGCGCTAGGTGTACCAATTAAATATTTTCAGAACATGCGATCATAAGGAGATAAAATGGCTGAATTTTTCGATCATCACTACAAGAATCTTGGCGAGAACTGGATTAAGGGCCAGATGGGCACTAATGAAAGTAAGCCAGCTAATGAAGCTGCGGGAAAGAAGCAGAGTGTTGCCAAGAGCTTCACTGCTATCAATTCGGATGGGCCGTGGGTCTGTGATGCTGCAAAGAGTGGAAATCCGGGCGCTACAGGTGCCTGGGGCAAGATTAACAAGGCGGATAAAGAGACTGATTACCGGGTTGATGCTGGCAAGTAAGGAATAAATTTTTGTCTTCTTTTGATGATATAACACAGAGTATTAATAAGCCAGAATCCATCATGAAGACGATGGGTCTGTCCGACACAAATTCTAAGGGCGAAGAGACCGATCAATCTATAAATAGAGATCGGCTCTTTGGCTTTATTAAAGAAGCATGGAATAGAGCAGTCCTTGGTAAGCGCAAGGACGAAGAACGATGCATTAAAGCATATCAAAATTTCCGTGGCATCTATGGCTCTGAGGTTTTGTTTAGACAGGACGAAAAGAGTCGTGTTTTCATCAAGATTACAAAGACAAAAGTTCTTGCGGCCTACGGGCAGGTAATTGATGTTCTATTTGCCTCTAATCAATTCCCGATTTCTATTGAACAGAGTATTCTTCCAGAAGGTATTGTCGATAGTGTCCATATTGATCCTCCCAACGATCAGCTAGATGCGGATGCCCCGACCGGGCAGGCTCCAGATAATAATCCCTACGGCTATATCGGGGATAATAAAGTAATCCCTCCGGGCGCAACTCTCGAAACAATGATGGGAGTTGTTCCTGCTGGCCTAGATAAAGCTAAAGTACTCACGGGTCCTGGTACATTTCCTGGCTCTATTACTCTGGAACCTGCTGCTATTGCAGCTAAAAAGATGCAGAAGAAGATTCTCGATCAGCTAGATAAGTCTAGTGCATCTGAGCATCTTCGCTTTACTGTGTTTGAGTGTGTCCTATTAGGTACTGGAGTAATGAAAGGCCCGATGGCCTGCGATATTCAGTACGATAAGTGGGATAAAGACGGCACCTATACGCCTATTACTAAGACAATTCCCAAGCTAGAGGCGGTATCTTTCTGGAATATCTATCCTGATCCTGATGCATCCTCAAAAGAGAATGCTGATTATATCATCGAGCGGCACAAGATGACCCGTGAGATGCTTCGCGCCCTCAAGAGACGGCCCTTTTTTCGTGGCGAGGCTATTGAAAAATGCATTGAAGATGGTCCTAAATACACAAAGCAGTGGTGGGAAGACCAAATCAAGGATTATCCTATCAATTATAATGTTAATAGGTATGAAGTCCTTGAGTTTTGGGGCGTGATCGACAAAGAAATTGCAGAAGAAGCAGGCATTGAGATTCCAGATGAACTAAAGACGCAAGATCAGGTGCAGATTAATGCATGGATTTGTGGAAATCACGTTCTTAGGGTTGTTCTTAATCCTTTTATCCCTAAACGCATCCCTTATTATATCGTTCCATATGAGCTAAATCCCTATACTATCTTTGGTATTGGCATTGGCGAGAACATGGAAGATACTCAGACCCTAATGAATGGCTTTGCTCGTCTTTCTGTGGATAATTCTGTTCTTTCAGGCAATGTTATTCTTGAAGTTGACCAGAACATGCTTGCTCCAGGGCAAGATATGGCTGTTACTCCGGGTAAAATCTTCCGTAGAGTAGCTGGAGCCCCCGGTCAGGCAATTAATGCCATTAATATTCCTAATATTGCCCAGGAAAACCTGCAAATGTTCGATAAGTTCCGTGAACTTGCCGATGAGAGTACAGGTATCCCCTCATACAGCCATGGCCAGACGGGAATTTCGAGCATGACACGAACTGCTTCTGGCATGTCCATGCTTATGGGCGCTGCATCGGGTAATATCAAGACTGTTGTTAAGAATATTGATGATTTCTTGCTCCGACCCATCGGAGAGGCGTTCTTCGCATTCAATCAGCAGTTTAATTTCGACGCCGAGCTTAATTATGAGCTTGATGTCCGGGCTCGTGGTACTGATAGCCTTAT